TATTAAATATTTTGGTGATTTATTATGCTAGTTTTATTAACAGACCAAGGTTTAGCAATGCACCAAGTCAAAGGTGGCTACGTGATAGATGGCACGTTCTACAAGAACTACGATCTAGCGTGCGATACGTTCTACACAATGATGCAACCTGATGAGGTGGTCGTGTATGAACATTGAACAACAACACCAAGCATATATCAACTGGTGCAACGAACAAGGACTCGACCCTAAAGAGGGAAAAAATATAAGGAGGTATTTAGAATGGCTAAATGCACAGTCAAAGAGTTAATTCAAATGGTTTTAGATGAGGTAGATTGTTTTGTTAAGAGACACGGTTTTATACCGAGACAGGTTATGTTGCCTGATAACCAGTATAACGTGCTTAGAGGCGAGCGCATAATGTATCAAGGCTTTAGTATCAATATTACAAACTGTGGGAGGGTAGTAAATGAAGAGTGTAGCAAGTCGAGTAAGAATAAGACTTATTGAACTTAATATGACACAAAAGGAATTAGCACAGGCGTTAGGGGTCACTAGACAGCACCTTAACGCTGTTTTGCACGGAAGATTACCGAGCAAGGCATTAGAGGAAGCGTTAGGTGAGTGGCTAGATGAAACTAAAAAAGATAGATGATGAACTATATGTAGACATACCTAAAAAAGAAGTTAAGGTATTCTTCGCTGATGATGTGGTGACTGAAGAAGACAAGCGAACATACGATATTGTGCAACTGGAGATTAAGCGTGGAAGATAGAGTGAAGTTATACATGATCGAGCGAATACAAGAATTAGAAAAGAAAGTTAAAGAGTTGGAGCGTGAATTGGAGGCAACGAAGAATGGACAAAGATAAGATATATTTAGGTAACAATTTAGATATACTAAAAGATATGCCTAACAACAGCGTTGATTCTATTGTGACCGACCCTCCTTATGGTTTAGGCAAAGAGCCTGATGTTGTAGAGGTAATGAAAGACTGGATAGAAAAAGGCTATCACGATATTAAAGGTAAAGGCTTTATGGGTAAAGAGTGGGATGCTTTCGTTCCGCAACCTATATTATGGAAAGAATGTTTAAGAGTTCTAAAACCTGGTGGACACTTGTTATCATTCGCAGGAACAAGAACATATGATTGGGTAGTGATGGGCTTACGCTTTGCAGGTTTTGAGATACGTGACCAAATTGCTTGGGTATATGGTAGTGGGTTTCCAAAGTCGTATGATGTGGGTAAGGCAATAGAAGGCAAATTAACTAAATATACAACCGACCTAGCAAAAATATACGAAGGCTGGGGAACTGCTCTTAAACCATCAATAGAGCCTATTGTAATGGCACGAAAGCCTTTAGAAGGCACTGTAGCCGAGAACGTGCTTAAATATGGCACTGGCGGTATTAATATTGATGAGTGTAGGGTAGGGACTGAAGAAAGATTTAACTCTCCAGCAAAGGCTAAAAAACATACATTTAATTGTAGTTTTGACAATGATTATAATGGTAACACCGTAAACGGTCGCTTTCCTGCTAACGTTATTCACGATGGTAGTGATGAAGTTGTGAGTATTTTTCCAGATGTTGGTGGTTCATATAGACCAGGTAATAGAGATAGTAGAAATGCTATGTTCGATATGGGCGAGAAAGATAAAACAAATCAAGGCTACAATGATAATGGCTCCGCCTCACGCTTCTTCTATTGTGCCAAAGCAAGTCAAAGCGAACGAAATATGGGATTGTATGGGTTTGAACAAGACACTATCAATGATGGTAGAGAAAAAAGTATTGATAATCCATTTCAACGCGGTAAGACAATCAAACGCAACATCCATCCAACTGTTAAACCTATCGACCTTATGCGTTATTTAGTAAGATTAGTTACGCCTAAAGGCGGTTTAGTCCTTGACCCTTATATGGGTAGTGGAACGACCGCTATCGCTTGTAAAAAAGAAAAAATGCACTATATAGGATGTGAGTTAGAAGAAGAATATTTAGAAATAGCAAAAGCAAGAATCAAAAGTGCTATTGTTGAGTATGATATATTTGATTATTTATAAGGAGGATTGAAATGCAAATAAGCAAATTAGAAGTAAGTAGATTTATTGAGGCATATGAAGAAAACAAGGCGTTCGACACAAACGAGCGTTGGCTAACAAACAGGAACTATTTACAAGACAACGGCTTCGAGCTAACCGACTTGATCGAGAAGTTAGTTGATGAAGGCTATGGTCAAGACAAGATTATCGAAGTGTTGACAGTGTTAGGCGTGGAGGTGGAGTAGGATGACAACATACATCTGCACCAAATGTAACAAAGAGCAATATAGCGCTGACACTAAGCTAGAAGGCACACAATGTATCTATTGTGATGGGAAGGTGGAAAGGGAATGAAAAAGACATATTTTGCAAATAATGTTGCTTGGGAATGCACAAGCAATATGTGGGTATATCATACTAAAACACAAAAAAGTGAATTTGATTACCTTATCCTTGAAAGAAATAAATTTAATCTAATCGAACCATATGAATATATAAAATATACAAATGATAGTCATTGTTATAAATGGGTTAACGGTAAAAAAGAAAAATTAAATGAATATGAGTTAAATTTATGTAGAAAATTAAGCAAGGGAGGCACACAATGAAACTAACCAAATGGGAACGCACATTACTAAAACAGCAACGCCCTATCGACCCACCAGAGAATGAGGAAGAAGAGCAAGAGGTGGAGGAAGAATTAGATAACGAATATGATAAATGGAAAGAGAGGGATTTGTGATGATTAAAATTATTAATGGTAAAGGTTTTCATTTAGAGTTTGAAAACGGGCTCATTATATCCGTTCAAATTGGTTATGGAAATTATTGTGAAAATTATAATCTTGATAACGCAATAGCAGTTGAAAGAACACCAAGAAAAATGGAATGCAAGAACGCAGAAATTGCTATATGGGATAAAAACGGTAATTGGGTAACAAAAGATTTTATCAAAGATTTAGATGATGATGTTGTAGGTTATATCGAAGCAGATGAAATTGCTGATTTGATTTATAAAGTAAAGAGCAAGGAGAGGGAGTTGTGATATGAAAACACTAATATATATACCAAAGAGTAAGCCGTATTTATGGCGTGAACAACATTATACTGATATGCCTGAACAATTACACAAATCAAATATGTCTTTAAATGAAATAGGTATTACAAAAGATGATTTACTCAACGGCAAAGTGGTAGCGAGTTTTGAGTTTGATGAGTGGGAAGAGATACCAAGAACAGATTATACAAGACAAATTAGAGATTACACAATAGGTAAACAAAGAACAATTATAAATATGCGTGAAAATTATGAATACGATGAATGTATAGGTAGTTGTCTAACGACTAAAGAATTAAAAGACTACGGCAAAGGCAATACACTCTACGCTTGGCACATTAAAGACCTTGTTGTGTTTGATGAGGTGATTGAACTAAAAGAACTTTACAAAGCAGATATGAATGATGATTTTGGCAGCACCTTATGGTATCTTTGGGAAATAGAACAATTAGAAAAAGAAAAAACTGATATTGATGGACTGTTTATGAAACAATTAAAAGAGGGGTTAAAAGAGAAAATATTAACCACACCCCCACACCCTTATCAATACGTTTACTACAAAGGCGAAAAATGCCTGTTAATAAGCATTAGATCCGAACACGCTATAAATATACTACAAGGCAAGAAAACGCTCGAGATACGCAAGAGTGTGCCGAGATTGGTTAAGGAGGGAAATAACAATGTGGATTAGAACGCAGGATAGAACAAGATTATTAAATATAGATAAGTTTTTTCTTGAAGGTAAAGAGATTAAATATCATTTTGACCCAGCAAATAGATTTTATAACTTAGGCACATACAAAACAAAAGAACGTGCGTTAGAAGTGCTTGATGAAATACAAAGCGTAATAGAAGAAAGTGATATTACAAGATATGAGTATTTTCAAGGAAGAGATAGAGAATTGATTGAATATACATATAAAGGAACACAAATCTACCAAATGCCAAAGGAGGTCAAAGATGAATAAATCATTAGAAATGGAAGCGTTAGAGATGTTTGAAGATAGCATTATTAGCACTAAACATAAAGAGGCTTATGAGATACTTGAGAAGGTTGTTAAGCAAAAAGCACAACAAGCGAAAGAGTTGGAAGCGTTAAAAGATGACGTTATAAAAATAACAACAATACCGTTAATGGAAAAAGATAATTTTGGTTTAGAATATCGAGAAAAAATGAATAAACATTTTGAATATGTAGAAAATCTTGAGAAACGCATAAAAAGATATCAAAGGGTATATAAAAGTATAAAAAAACAATTAAATTGGTTAGATATAGATTTAGAAATGGATTGGGATACATTTAACGATATTGCAATTATAGAAAGAGAGATAAAATGAAAGTTATTTTAGGCATATTATTTGCATTCTGGTTAAAAGACAATAAGAATTTAGATTTTGATAGTTATGTAGAAAGATATAAAAATGACAAATTATTTAGAGATGAAGTAAACAATCAAGAAGATGTAAACGAATATAGAGAGGTGGTAGAACGTGAGTAAACAAACTGAAGCATTTAGAAATCTAATGGAAAGATTATCAAATAATGTAACATTGAAAGAATGGGAGTTATGTAATAATGATATGCAGATAGTAGAAAATACACTTGATAACCTAACCCCACCGACCGAGCAAGAGGTGTGCGATGCGTTGAGTGAGTATTATGATACTGATGTATTATATGAAAACAAAGAATTTGGAACTGCATTTTATACAGGGCTTAAAAAGCGAGATATGAACGGTAAAGAATATATTAAAAAAAGAGTTATTGTTGTCTGTTATGAAGGTGAAATAGGTTTCAACGCAAGTTTACCCCCACACCTAATAACCCTAATAGGCCGATTTTATGAGGGGAGAATGGATGATGAACATTGAAAAATTAAGCAAACAAGAACTTATAGATTACATTCTAAAAACTGAAAGTAATTTGTATGCAATTATTGATAGAAAAGACAATATTATTAAATTGTATAAGAGAAAAAACGAGTTAATAAAATTATATGTGAATGACAAGGTTAGCCCTGAAGATATTAACGAGGAGATTTTAGAAATTAACAAGGCTTTAAGGTCTTATTTGGAGGCTAAAGATGAGAACGATTAAGTTTAGAGCGTGGAATAAATTAGATAATAAATATGTATGCTTTGCACCATTTCCAACTATTGTTAATGCTAAAGATAAGACAATAGAATTAAAGCAAGATAGATACATCCTCGAACAATCCACAGGACTTTATGACAAAAACGGCAAAGAGATATTTGAGGGGGATATAATAAAAGTTAAAGATAAAATGGAAAACACTACTATTGATTGTAAAATACAATTTGAAAGCGGTTCATTTAGTGCAGTTCCTTTAGAAGATGGTGACTTAGCATACATTATGTTTTTCGCTTCACAAAACGGTGAAATCATAGCCAACATCCACGATAAGGAGGCGCAAGATGTTTAAAGTAGGCGATAGAGTTCACAATAACAAAGAGGGTTATTTTTGTACGATACTTGATATTAAAGAAACAACTAATTGGGCTTGGGTAGAAAAAGATAACTATGATTTAATCAATGTTAATGTGAATGACTTACACCAAACAGCACAAACAATGTTCGAGGCGTTGGGGTTTGCACTTATGAATCAAAGCATTAAAGGTGCTAACTATTTACAAATAAAAGATTGTGAGATATATCCATATAATAAAGACGATAAAATACAAATAGTATTCTATAAAGAAGTTGAAGGATATGTTGTAAGAAGTCCATTGTCAGATATAAATGGCGATATAGTGATTAAATTAGAACTACACCTCGCCATCCACCAAAAGATGATTGAGTTAGGGTGGTTGTGATGGCCAGCCGCACTGCACGTTGTCTTAAGTTGTATGACAAGGGCTACACGATCAAGCAGGTTGCCGACACCATAGGGCGCTCATCATCGTATGTGCATCGCCGTATAGTCAAGCATTCAGACAAACAGCGCAACTACTACAACGAACTCGTATGGCAGGCTTGCTATGATCTAAGGCGTGGCGAGGTCTGCTATTGCTTCACTGAGTCTCAACTCAACGACATCCGCCGACGCTTCCCGCACTTCACCGCCGAGCCTAATGAGGTTGGCTACACACTCATACCCCCAGCAAGAGGCTTCTACGCCATGAAGGAGTGGCTGGTATCCAATGCGCGAACTTAACCTTCAGCGCCAAGTGATGCTTGATTGCGGGCGACGTGGCTGGCAGGCCTACCACTTCAACCCAGGTGGGTGTGAGCGACCGAGTGGATTCTATTTCAACTCTGGCGTGCCTGAAGGCTGGCCTGACTTGACTATTATCACTAAGACCGCAACTTATTATATCGAACTAAAGACACCTAAGGGTCGCCTGAGTCCTGAGCAGAAGAAGTTCCAAGCGCTACTGCCCAACTCATATGTCGTGCGCAGCCTAGATCAATGGCAACGACTCGCTGACACCATACAAGACAACTGACACTCTTTTGGGTGTCTTTTTTCTTGCTCTAGCGCCTGCTCAACGACCCCTTTTCTAGCACTCTGACTCGCCGACTGCCAACAGCCATCTAAAACTTTACTAAAACTTTTATATATTTTTTCTATACTTTTATTTTTTCTAAAAAGTTTTGTCTTTTTTGGGTCAAACCCTGCATACCCTGCATATTTCCCTATATTTAGCCATCAAACTATGTCGCCATTTTTTGCCAATAATGAACAAGAGACAGGGTTTGCATAGTTATTACCTTTTTTTCTAAACTTTATACGTGAGAAAAAATATATAGAAAAGTTTGTAAAATCGGGGCTAAACCCTGCATACCTTGTATTTAGCGCCAAGTTTGGCCGTTATCGGCTTTTACTACTAAAAAAACACTTTTTTTGGTATAATATGGGTGTACAAGAGAGCGGAGTCGGACTCCTAAAAAAAGTTAGGATGTGAATGGATGCTTTTGAACGGATCAGAATTAAAATTTACACCTGAGCGAATGAAAGAAAAGTTAGATGAATATTTTAAAATAACTCCAGTTGAACAAATAACTATCACTGGGGTGTGTTTGCATTTAGGTATTGTGAAAGATACTTTCTATAATTACGCTAAGCGTGATGGCTTTAAACATATGATTAATATGGCTCGTATGAGAGTCGAGAACGCTTATGAGTTGTCACTTAGACAGAACGGTCGAGCAGGTGACATATTCGCACTTAAGAACTTCGGTTGGACCGACCGCCAAGACATCAACTATACGAAGAAGCCAACACCTACGGTGATTGTGGATGACAGCGAAGAAGATTAAGATAAGTGAGATTGTCGCACAACCGCATCTGAAGCACTTTAACGATAAGCACACTGTCCATCAAATCAACAAAGGTGGGCGGTTGTCTTTTAAGTCCAGCACGAACGAGGTTAAGATACCGTTCTTGATGGCCAGTGACCCTCAAGCAGAGGCAGTCGTGGTGCGTAAGGTGTACAAAGACCATAGAGATACAACGTTCGCTGGGCTTAAGATAGGTTTCCAGCGCTTATGTTGGGAATTGACAGCGCATGAGAACTACCCAGTCGGCAAGAACGCAACGCTATGGATGAACACGGATCAGGGTAACTATATCCACTTCGTTGGCTTGAACGACTACGAGAGTAGCAAGGGTGCAAGACCGACTAAGTTGGGTAACAAGATAAAGATATTGTGGCTGTTCGAGATAACGCAGTTCGACTCTGAAGCGGAGATGAACAATGTTATATCTAACTACGTTAGAGAGCAGAAGGATTGGTTTATAATATTGTATGAGTTCAACCCACCGCCCAAGACTAGCCATTGGGTGTATGAGTGGCTAAGAAAGATGCAAGGGCGCATTGGGCGTGACACATATATCCAACACACTAACTACAACGATGCACCAGAGTGGCAACAAAGAGAGTGGCTAGGTGATATAGCGTTAGCAGAGATAGAGGCGCTGAAAGAGATAGATTACGAGCAGTACAAGTCCATCTATCTAGGCTTACCAGCCAACTTATCTGGCTCGGTGTATAAGAAGTTCAATGAGCAAGTGCACGTTGACACGGTGCTAAGAGACCCTAATGAGTATATCAAGTTCAGTGTTGGTGTCGACTACGGCGAGACTGATGCGACAGTGTTTACGCTGTTCGGTATCTTAAAGAGCTACAAGGGCGCAAGGGTGCTAGACACTTACTATCACAAGAACGGCGTCAGCAAAGGCGACAAGGGCATTGAGGAGTACGCTGAGGACTTCTTCGAGTTCATGGAGGACTATTGGTTAGAGTTCGCTAAACCTCTTAAGGTGTATGTGGACAGTGCTAACAAGACATTTTGGAAATATTTGCGCAAAGAGAAGACAAGGCGAGGCATTGGGCGCTTTACGATACAGCCAGTCAACAAGACTATTAGGCATAAGAAAGAGACTGATGCGATAGAGGAAAGAATACAGATAGTTAACCTAATGTTTGGTGCAGACTATCTAATCATAGACAAGAGCAACAAGGAGCTTATTAGAGCCTTAAGCGAGGCTGAGAGAGACAAGCACGACAACAGGAAAGATGATTCAACAACGAACGTTGACAGTCTGGATAGTTTCGAGTATTGCTTCCTAGATGACATTATACCGATCGAGAACGCAATACTACGTATGAAAGGCTATGAAAGGAATGATAAAGAGTGGCAGGGTACTTACAAGATATAATTAGTGTCAGTCGCAGACATGGGTTTAATCCAATAGTTGGCGACATAGACAAGAAACAAGAACAATGGTTTAGTTGGTATCGTGGCGATGTCAATGGCTTTCATACCTTCAAGAAGAGCGTTGCAGGTAAGCAAAGAGAGTTCGAGCGTATGACAATGAACATGCCGAAGAAGTTATGCGAGGACTGGGTCAGCCTTATTTGGAACAACAAATGCGAGATTAAGATTGAGAACGAGAATACAGCAGAGTTGGTTAAGAACGTGTTGAGTGATAACAACTTCGAGACACAGTTCGCCAACCTGTTAGAGTTAGCGTTTGGTATGGGTATGGGCTATATGGTCGAATACCTAGAAGAGGGTGAGACTAAGATAGACTTCATCAACTTCCAAAACGGATTTCCATTAGCATGGGATAACGGTCGCTTGACTGCGTTAGTCACTTACACAATAAACAAAGTCAAAGACAACTATGTGTCACACTTGGTGTATCATAGTGTCAAGAACGGTGTGTATAAGGTCGAGCATAAGGCGTACATGAGCGACAAGAAAGGCGAGTTAGGTAAAGAGGCACCGTTAGCGTTAGTGTACGATGGTGAGCCTGTTATGGAGTTCGAGATGCCGTATCCGTTCTTCCAAGTGATTAGGCCGAACATTCAAAACCAACATAATATTAACTTACCGCATGGTGTGAGTATATATTCAACCATGATAAGTTATTTCAAGAACGCAGATATATTATTCGATGTGTATCAGAACGAAGGGCTTAACAACAAGACACGCATTGTGCTGTCGAGTGAGTTCGCTGGGACAAAGATGCAGACTGATGAGGCGACAGGGCAAGTGTCGTATGTTAGATACATCGATGAGCAAGACACAGCCATTGAGATGTATCCGATGGAGAACGTTGGAGACAAGCAAAAGCCAGTCGAGTTCTTTCAAGGCAAATTCCAGTTCGACCAACTGGGCTTAGCGATAGACAAAGTGGTCAAGTTGATAGGCTTTAGAGCAGGGCTAGGCAAGAACTTCTACGCATTCAGCGAAGAGGGTGTCAACTACCAGAACGAGAAAGCAGTCATAACTTCAAACAACGACACATATAGAACGAAGAAGAAACACGAGCAAGTGTTAAGCGAGGCTATCAAGGGCATGATCTATGCTGTGCTAGAGTTAGAGAACGTTGCAGGGCGATATGATGGCGATATTGATAGCGAGAAAATAGAGATAGTGTTTGACGATTCCATTGTCACTAACGATGAGCAAGAGAAAGATGATATGTTCATGTTGGCTGACAAAGGTATGATACCTAAATATAAAGTCGTGGCTAAGGTGCTGAAGGTCAGCGATGAAGAGGCCAAGTCGATGGTTGCTGAAGCGTTAGCAGACATTAGCGCTGAGCAGTCGAGGTACACCGAGTCATACACATTAGATGAAGATGAAGACAATAGACAGGCTGAATAGAGCCTTACAACAAGTTATAGCCAACGACCCAAGACAGTTAAGATATCAAAGAGAGATAAGCAAACGCCTATTACAAGAGCGTCCAACCACAACAGAGGGTATAGAGCGCATTATAAGGGGTGTAGACAAGTCTTTATTAGATAAGGCTAAGTTATATGTGGTCATAGCGCAAGTGCGCTCTATACTGCGTAGAGAGTCCTCTAAGCGAGAGTTCAGAGCAGTCGCAGGGCTGATGGCGATGTATAGCGTAAGAGCGCCTGAACGCTTCGTTAAGAAGATGTATGATATGTCTAGAGGCAAGGTTGCTAAGAGGGCAAGGTTAGTGTGGAACGAGTTTGAACTTAGCAACGAGACCAATGTCAACAAGGCAGTGCGTGCAAATGTGCGTGTGCAAGTAAAGGGTGCTAGTGTGAACTATCGTGACTTGAATAAGGCGCTTGAGAAAGGCATTGACCCAGAGAGTTTGCTTAGACAGACCAACGAGGAATGGAAGGTCAAGCGAGTATTGAGGACAGAGGCACACGAGCAAGCCGAGATAGTCAGCATTGAGGTGCATGAGGCTGAGGGTTATACGCACAAGATATGGCGCACACAAGGTGATAAGGTCGTAAGAGACACGCCATGGCACAACGCAGTCAAGGACAAGAAGGTGCCGATAGGGAGCCTGTTCAGAGCAGGTGGCTTAAGGGCTAACCATCCAGGTGATATGTTGTTGCCAGTGGGTGAGCGAGTGAACTGTCGGTGTTATTTAGAGTATGTTAAGTAGCCGAGTTTGGAAGTGGCTAGGTTGCTAAATATAGGTTGCTGGTCAACCATAAACCAGGTAAGGTGGCTCACACCCAAACAAGGAGGTAGCAGTAAATGAAACAAGAAGAATTAGAAAAAATTATTAAAGGGTATTCTAACGAAGAAGGACAGATTGATTGGGCTAAGGTGACAGAGGCTATCAACAACGACATTAACAATGTTGTGGCCAAGCAGACCGACAAGGCTAAAGAGGATGCTAGAGGCGAGTTCTTAAAGACTTTCGAGGTCGAGAACGTTGAGCAGTTAGCAGAGAAACTTAACCAAGGCCAAGAGGTGCAAGAGGCACTTGCTAAGACACAAGGTGAGTTAACGAACTTGCAACGCAAAGAGGCATTGTATTCGCAAGGCATCACTGACCCAGACCGAGTTGACTACATTTTATTCAATGTCAACAAGCGAGTAAGTGATGAGGTAGCGTTCGAGGATGCGTTTAAGGCGTACAGAGAAGAGAAACCAGACCTATTCAAGAAAGAGCCTATAACATTTGGCAAACGTGAAGGTGGCGAAGAGACACCGACTGAGCCTGGTTATAGAGCAGTCCTGAAAGAGAGACACCCTGATTTAGATTAAAAAAATTAGGAGGAAATAATAATGACAATTAAATTACCAACAAACGGAACACACGATTTGAGAATTAGATACGCACAGGATATCGTAGCACTCAAACGTAAAGAGAACGTAGTAAGAAACTTATTTAGAAGAGATTATGAAGGCGACCCTAAAGGTGGCGCAGTCAATATCCCAACAAGAAACACTGAAGTAACAGTGGCTAATTATGATGTGGTTAGTGGTGTATCATTAACGACTTCAGCAACTGCTTACACACAAGTGTTAGTAGACCAAAACGTAGCAGTTAACGAACTTATTGATGGTTATGAGGCATCAGCAGTTCCAGATAACCTAGTTGCACAACGTATCGACTCAGCAGCCTATTCATTAGGGCGTAATCAAGAACTATATGCGATCAGCGTATTAGAAGATGGTGCGACAGCAGAGACAACGACTACTGAGACAACAGCGGATAATATGTATAAGACTATCTTAGCATCTATCGCTAATGTTAGAAAGTTAGGTATTAACATCAATGACATTAAAGTAGTTATCCCATCAAGCACTTGGGAAAAACTATTAACTGACACTAAGTTCTCTAACACAGCATCGACCATCGGTGCAGAGTTAGTAAGAGAAGGTGTTGTGTCTAAGATTGGTGGCGCAATGGTTTATGTATCTGATAACTTAATGGTTGAAGATACTGTCTATGAAGCAGGGCAAGACACTACTACCGAATATCTAGTGTTTGCAACGCCATGGGCGCAAACTGTTGAAGACTGGAAAGTATTACCAGCGATTAACGACTTAAAAGATGGCAAACATATCGGTGCATCAGCGTTACAAGGTAGATTAGTCTACAAAGATACATTGTTAGACTCAACAACTGCAAGAATTAAATTATTACAATCAGCATCTATTTAATAATAATTAAGGAGGTAGTAATCGATGGAAACAAAGATTATTAGACACGTTAGGACAGGGCAAATCAAAGAGATGCCTTTGAAACACGCAAAAGAGTTTTTGAAGTCAAAATCATGGGTTGAAGAGAAAAGACCTGTAAAAAAATCTTCAAACAAAAAAGGGTAAGCTTGAGGGTTTACCCTTCCTTTTTTAAGGAGGTATAAAATGTACAAAGAGAACAACGAGTATTACATAGATGTGAGCGATGTGTTAGACAACACAATGTACACTGAGCAAGAGTTAGGACTTGTGTTAGGCAACAATTTAAAGAAAGCGATGCGCATATTCTCACAAGACATTTGGTCGTTGATATATAGTGCATATCGTGGGCCTTACATGAGCGACCATGTTAGTTATATGCAGACCAAAGTTGACAACAACCAACAACGAGAGCAATACCAACTCAAGAGAGCGATAATTGAGCACGTTAAAGGCGCTATGGAGAGTGGTATGGACTTGAACGAGTATTTAGATCAACCGAAGAACAAGTACCCACGCACAGTTATTAACGAGTTAAGGATAGCGATGTTATTAGATGGGGCGAGAAAGCGATGAGACATAAGCCGAAGTATAACCAGTTAAGATTGATATACGTTGACTTAGATGGCAACGAACACTTAATCTATTGTAATAATGTAACCAACGACAAGACTATTAGCAACTTCATAGGGCAACCTGTCAAGGATAGCGGTAGTAGATTCATAACGGATAGCGATGTTGAGTTCGAGATTAAAGGTGTGATAATGATGAACGATGTTAAGAAACGTATCACCGCACTTCCAGAAATTAAAATCAAGGCTGACAACAACAACTCTAGGCGCGGTTACTATCGCAAAGACAAGGTTATAGAGACAACATGAATTTACAAGATATGCGTTCGATTGTTCAAGCGCAGATGCCTTATGATACAGGCTTTATGTTTTTGGCTGGGGCAAGGTATTACGAGACTGCACACTTCCTATTAACAGTCTACGATACCGAGCGAGTGCCGTATATTATCTTCAACGAAGAAGGTACTATTTACACAGATAAGAACAAAGGCTTTATAAGTCAACAGACAGTCGGTGCATTGAATAGGTTTGGTGCAAGTCAAGACAAGAGCGTATTAAGTCGCTATGAAAACTACAATAACAGGCGTGGGTCAACTAACATGATAAAGCAAGGTGCATTAGAGAAAGTAAGCACCGAGCCAAGTTGGGTTAGTGACACGGCAAGAATGAGAGGTTTAAGATAATGCAAAAGATATTCGACTATTTTATCGAACAATTAAATAGCAACACAGATGGGTTGGTTTATAAAGGTAACTTCTTATTCAGGTTTGAGACCGATAGGCTATCCGTATATGAGCCTGTTGAAGGTAAGTTAGTCAATGAAGAGGTCAAGTACAGGCCAGTAGCGTTAACGACTAGTGAGGATGTGCCGTTCGTTGAGAACAACAACCGAGTCGATTGGTTGCTTGAGGTCGGTATGCTAGTACCTATCAACGGCGATGCATACGATGCAACAACGGACTTAGACTATGCTAATATCCAGTCAGTCTGCCGAGCGATGAACGGATCGAGCATCACGGTTGATGGTACAAAGTATTCGGTCAAGGTCAGCCCATATCCGAAATATAGAGGTTGGACATTCTTAGGCGAGACAGCGCAGTATGCGATATTGAGTGTGACTTTTAATTTAACCGAGTTAGGTATCGGCGAGTTCGGTCAATCAAGCACTTGGTACTTAGATGGTTTAGAATTAGATGTTGTGAACGCTGATGTGAGCACGACTAGGCGCTTCTACACTGCCGACAAGAAAGCAACAACCGACAACGACTTCAACACAGTGACAGGGCGCGTTAAGATGGTGACATTGACTATCAACTACGACCCAACCAACGCTAAGTGTGTGGCGCTGTTCAACGAGTCGAGAAGTAGAGCGACACTTAAAGGAACGTATACACTTAAAGAGACGCACGAAGTATTAGGCGACTTCGAAGACACAGTGATAGTGCGGTCGGCTAATGAGTCGGCTAAGCGTAACAGTGTACGTAAGTTAGTCGTAGAGTTCGCGGAGGTGGTGACTTGATATGGCATTCTTCAATAGAGGCAATTATACAATATATGAGCGTAAGGAGATAACTGGCGACACGCCTATGTCACCGCAATCACCGACCAACGAGATAGCCTCATCAAGCCATGATCTAGGGCGCAACGCTGCACTCATAGCAGGCGGTGCATTAGTCGCGCAGGCAGTCATAGGCGCTGCACGTAGCGAGATAGCCAAGACAACTGGTAACGAGGTGTTGCAGTCAAGAATCAATAGCGCTATGATGGCAGGGGGTTATGCATTGCTGATAGCGAAGGGTGGACCATTAGCAATAGCAGGTGTTGCTATCAAAGGCTCAGTCGATGAGGTATTGAGACAACGCGAGATATACAGGCGCAACGTTGCAACCGAGATGGAGAATAAGTTAAGAGGGCGTAGGGTCAGTATAGGCAAAGGTAGTGTGTATTATGATTAGTGTATTTATAGATGATGTGCTAACCGATGTTGTCGAGGCAGTCGCTGAGCGTAACCGTAAAGAGGTTGCTGACTACGGCAAGATAACAGTCGTGAGCACGAGAGCAGAGAGATACGAGCCATACAGTGTGGTCAAGTTAGGTGAGGTTGGCGACTACGAACAATATGTCGTGCAGTCAGATGAGCCGTTGCTACTCAAAGATGATTTATATGAGCACCAAATCAACTTAGGCGAATGTATGCTTAAGTTAGAGACAGTGTTCCCAGTTGATAGAGCGTTCACATTAAAAAATGGCGAGCCATATACCATAAGGGAGATACTAGACATCTATAAGCGAGAGTTAGAAGAGTATCAAGATTTTTTGTTCGATTACACGGATGATGACTTGTTCAACACGCAAGTCCCTAACAAAGAATACAGCGGGTCACTGGCCGAGATAGTCTATGACTTATTTAGGTCAATCAACGCTATACCAAGGGCGACTTACGACAGCGCGACTGATACTTGGACAATCACGCACGAGTTATACACCAAGAGAGGTAGTGCGCTGACACTATCAACTGAAGGCGAGCAGTCGACAGTCAACGACATAGACTACGCAACCGAGGTACTGGCTAAGTCACGCAACGCAGTTGATGAGTCGAGTTATATATGGTACCCATCGAAGGCAGGCTGGGTCACGCCACGCAACGAGGGGACAATGTTCCAGACCTCAGCGCTGAGATACGAGTTGGACAGCCCTATTATGGCGATAGATAAGGTGTATGTGCGTAAAGAGTTAAAGGTCAACACTTACATTGACTATGAAGGCGCAGTGGGTAGCGAGCGCTATTATTTGCAAGCAGGCGCGTCTATTGACATTGATATTACCCGTAATGTGTTAGAGACTGAACGATTCAATTCATTAAAGTCGATTGGTGATGACTTCTTCAATGAATGGTTAGGCGATGGCACACCTGAGAGAGTTAAAGAGAATTGTGTATCGTACGATGCGCAGGGACGATACATTGAGAACTTATATTCACAAATTACAGGGTTTTTAGGCTTCCCTAACAACATTTATCACTTAAGAAGTGCAACTAATCAATACGCAGTCTATTCAGCGTTAGAGAACGAATGGGATAACTTGATAGACAACTACTTATTGAACGATGATGGCAGCCCAGCATCAAGTGAGACTAAAGCGATATTTAAAGCCTTAACGTTCGCTGAACGGCTAGAGATAATTACATTAAGGAACTTGAGAAATAGATTTTATATTGATGAAAACACTGAAAACATCGAAGCGCGTTTTAAATACAGACCACGTAGAGACATTGACTTCGTTGCTGAGAAGTACACTGCTGGTACGTTGAATAAGACAACAATACTTAATAACCAGCGAGACTCATTTGTTGATATAGGTAGATACATCGAGAACAACAACGCCTTAGCCAACCGTATAGGTAACGTGATCAAGAACGTTACGCAGTCGTTCAACACTTGGGCTGAGCGCTGGCAACTAGGCGACTATGTAGGCGAGTGGCTTATCATTGATGTTAGGTGGCAAATAGACACGAACAATATTGTGTGTATAGCCGATATGGCTAAGGGCTTCTCTAACACCGATAGAGAGTATGCAGTGTCAAGGCAACCGAGCGCATATGCGTTCACTGGTAAGGCAGTGCAATCGAACTTTATATATAGACAGTACATAGAGGCGTATCAAGGTGATGATAAAGTGGACTCATCATTACTAACAGCAGATGGCGAGAAAGTAGCGCTCAACATATTAGACTATGATAGCGCGTACAATAAGCCGTTGACTAACGCGAACATCTTGGCGAGCAGTAGGCGTATAGATGCGCCAGTCGTTGGGGTAGGAAGTGGTAACATGATATTGTTACACTTCGCGTTCGATGACCCACGCATTGCTGGTAATGGTATGATATTCACTGGTGATGCAGGCCGAGGCACATATGCTTGGTATAAAGACCCAGTGTATTATGTGAACGAGGATGATTTTAGTCTATTCACTATGTCGTTCACGTTAGAGAACGAGGTCGACTATTTAGACGACACAGCAAGTCGCAAGTATTATCCGCGAGTGCGTAATGGCTCAGGGGACTATTGGCAGAACAAAACCTATCGACTAGACAAAGATATCAATGCATCGTTAGCGTTCACGAGCCAGTTAGTCGTGTATAGCGAGGATGAGGACATAGTGATAGGTAACGCGTTCACTAAGTACAACAACTTAATCAAAGAGTTCGAGACAGCGCCGACACTGACACTATATGAAGGCTTGTCAGCCTATACAGTGTTCGACAAGTACGTTAGGGCGACTGACACAGTAGTGAGTGGTGGACAGGTTAACTTGACAGGGCAGACATTGACTGTGCTTGATAGCCTAGATGAGGCGATAGAGTTCTGGTGCCTAGCGTATGGCGATGAGATAGTCATAGCAGGTAATAATTCAGTGAGCGAGATTAAGTTCAACTTTAAATTGACAAGATTCGAGAGAGACTTAGACTTCTACTTCAAAGATGCTAACTTCAGCAACCTAACATCGTTCAGCGTGGCTTGGAGCAAATGGATAGAAGTAGAGCGTGCAAGTTTTAGTAACTCAACATCATTCACAGCAGATTATGTGATTAAACGCATTATCAACAGAAATGTTGAGTTTGATAATAGGACATTATTCAATAGTATGTATAGGATGACTCAAAGAGTGCTTGCCACGACATTAGATACTAACTATGATTACACATTTACTGACAGCACACCATCTAATGTGACTATCGAAGAAATTGAGACACAATTAAGTGTTACATTATTCGAGGGCGATATTATCCGTGTGACAGATGGAACGTTGCCAGCGACATATGATTATTATATTGTAGAATTGGAGGAAATATAGAATGACAAATGAAAACAAGAACATATTATTAGACAGGCTTAACGCAACAGGCTTTATTGACAAAATTGGTTATATCATTGAAGGCTCTAACTTATGTGATGGCTTTGTAACCACGAGTTGGGCGAGTGCAAGCAGTGGTGTGTTGGCTAATAGCACGGAGATGGACTTCACTAACTCAAGCGGATCTAGCATAAATATCATTGGTGTAGCGTTGTTTAGTTCAAGTTTGACTGCTTATGATGGAGACCCTTTGGCGGCAGATTCAGCAGTTAAGACCGACTTGTTCGACAGCACCATCACGTTAGAAGATGGCGAAACGCTGAGACTAGAAAACTATACTTATACAATCGAGTGATAATATGAAAGGTAAGTTTAAAACGAAATATAAAGTAATAAAAAAGGAGGGCAATAATGAATCTAAACAAGATAACGTACACCGAGACGCTAGCGATAGACACTCAGACATCGCAACCGATAAGAGCGTACGCTGAACAGGCCAACACCATTGAGGTGTTAGCGCCTGTCAGTGGCTTCAACACAGCCTATGCAGTCGTGCAAGGACTTAAAGGTAGCGTGGTCAATCCTAAATTAAGAGCAACCGAGCGCCTATATATGTCACCATTAAGCGCAGAGGGCGAATATTCAAGATGGAACTTTGTGTTGCCAGGCGCAGTGCTTAATGATATGAGTCTTATGAACTCAACAGGTGTTAGGGTTAAGGTAGAGTTTTGGTATATTGAGGGCGACTTCTTAGGCGTTGAGAAGTATAACACTGAGGTTAGTGCTGAGATAATCGCAGCGTTGGCAGCGGACTACCCAAGCGCAACGGATGACCAGTTCGTTAGGGTTATTGATACTGACACGGATTGGTACTATGATGCAGACCTAGTGACTTGGGTTGATTATGAAGCAAAAAAACAAGTAGGTGTGAGTAAGCAAGTGACAGAGGTCGCAGACTTCGCCCTAGAGCAAGGTATATTCACTGAAGACCCAAGCCACGCACCAAGTAACACTGAACTTATACTTGAAGAGTTAAGTAAGATGTTGAGAAAAGATGGCACACGCAAAATGACAGACGACTTAGACATGGATAGCAACGACATAGACAACGTTGGTAGTATTACATTATATAGCGCTGATGGCACAGTTGTAATAACTTTTGACGGCACAAACTTAATAATCAATCGTGGGTCAGGTAATGAAGAAGTTATGACCGTAACGAATGTCTTAAAAGACTTGGCGAATGTAGTTGAAACAAGTATCGCTGATAACGATATATTGATTAGAAGTGGTGCTAACTATGTAAATATAACTAAAACGGCTTTCTTATCAGCATTACAAGCGGAAGTTGATGCAAATGCAAATAGCATTGGTGCTAATGCAACAGCAATTAGTTTAAGAGAGTTACTTGCCAATAAAATCGTATCCTGGGGAACACCAAATGACACACAATATCCAAGTGCTAAATTGGTTAAAGATACACTTGATACAAAAGAAACGATTATAAATGTTAATACGAAAATATCGACTCATAATAGCGCTGTTGATAGTCATACCGATATTAGATCATTGATTAGTGCGTTACAAGGTGCATATGTGTTTAGGGGTTTGATTAGCAATACAACTGCTGAGATTACGGCTGACACAACATTACTTACAACTTACATTGATACTAACTTCTCAAGAACACCTGTTACAGGTGATGTGTTAGTTGATACCGATGACAACGAATGGTATTACGATGGCGACAGTTGGGAAAATATGGGACAAGCGATTATTAGTTTAGCAAGTGCAGTTAATGATGGCTTAATGAGTAAAGAAGATTATTCAAAATTGTTAGCGTTTGATGTAGCGACCGCTTATTATAAAGCGAGTGAGTTAGATGCAGGACAATTAGACAATAGATACTATACCGAAAGCGAAGTTGATGGTATCATAAGTGATTATTTTAGTGGTTATGGGGTTACACAAACTGATTTAACACCAACACCATTAGGTGATACTGGTGTATTAGCGTTAAGCACATTAACTGATAAAAACCAAGTGTTATTTGTTTGTAGAGAAATAGCAACAGGCGAAATAGATACCGATAAAGTGCCTATGAGTGAATTGACAAATGGAACAGTTTTAGAGTTTTTCGATAACGCAACTATCACAGCAACAGTAGGTGCGACTGATATCACATTTAGTAACGTAGCAACAGGTTATACATTAAAAATCTATGGTATTGAATTACAACCTATGAACGATGAACAAATCGTTGTTGATGAAACTGGAAGTAATTATTTAGATAGTGCAACAAATCAACAAGAAGCAAATCAAGCGTTAGACACACAAATCAAAACAAACGCTGATAATATCGTAAGCAACGATACTGATATACTAAACTTAAAAACAAAAGATGCCGAACTTGATAAGAAATTAGCCGATACGCAAGAAACGTTACGCAAGATAAACGCAGGCGAAGAAACAGGAACGGCACAAGGTACTGATGTTATAGCATTAGGCAAAGATGTAGCCAATGCTGAATTGAAAGTTAAGCAAGAGGGGTTGTTGTTAGATAGTGAGAATAAGTTTAACCTTACAACTACAACAACAAATGGTATCACTGCAACTGTAAGTGGTAATCAAATAACTTTAAGCGGAACAGCAACGGCTGAAACAACTTTCACATTAGTTACAGGTTTAACCGCAACTGACAAAGCATATATTAACCAAGATTATGTTAGTGGTACAAGTGATGGCGTTATCACATTATTTAATGGCGTAACAGCCTTAAATGCAGTCTATGGCACTGATTATAGTGGCGTGGTTACATTAGAAGGCACGACTATTACATTAGTAGTGGCAAACGGTGCAACACTTACAAACGTTATATACAAAGTAAATATCAACGATACTGAAACTGATATAGCAAACAAACAATACTCACCAATGTATGACACAACGTTTGACCTAATGAGTGATAGTGAAATCAAAGCACAAATGGACTTATGGGTGCAAAACGGAACGTTGCCTAATAATATATTAAGCGAGAACATGAACAAGCGTTATAGGGCTGTTGGGAAGAATTTGTTTGATAGAAATGATATAGTGTTAAGTGAAGAAGCAAACTCATTAACAGGTATTCTACAACCGACTGTTAATAATAGAAATAGGACTAATTATATTAAAATTATAGGTGGGGTTAATTATACCAGATATATTGACAACAATATGACTTACTCAAATTATATCTCGTGGTATGATTATGATAAAAATTATATATCAAGAACATTGTCAACCTTCGTAGATGGTGCAACAACGGACACATCACCTTCAAATGCTATTTATGCAATTTTATCTTATTCAAAAGAGGCTGATTTAGACACACTTCAACTCGAACAAGGCTCAACAGCAACCACATACGAGCCATACGTTAATCACGATATGTTCGTGAACGGTGGCGTGGGGTATTCAATAGGCGATACTAAAGATAGTGTAGATACTGTTAACGGTAAACTTATTAAGACACAACGCATAGGCACTGATGATGTTACAGGTGTTGTTAGTGTTGACCTTACGAATTACCCTGATGCTAAAAGTGGTGGCGTATTTATAAATTACTTAACGGCAGGTGGTAGTGAAACAGGTATCATAGGCACTGACAGCACAAGTGGCGATGGTTTCTTGACATATGAACTCGCAACACCTATTGAAACCGAACTGCAACCAATAGGCAACTTACAAGGACACCCTAACGGCACAGTTTACGTTGATAACGTGTATCAAGAAGTGCTTTCATACTCATCGGGTCTTACAACGACATATGACATTAGCACAATAGATAAACTCATTAAAATCAATAGCGATGGCTCACAAACTGAATTCGATACATCGACAGCAACCCTGACATCTAATCAAATATCAGCGATTACAGGGGCAACTGATGGCGACTTATTCTATGTTGAGTATTATTATACAGGAACTTACGTTGATGGCTTAACGACAATAAATTACTATATGGCTATGGAAGATTTACGTTTTCCTGTTACGGCACTTTCGCAACCAGCGAGTGGGCGACCTGACTTTGATAGCACGAACATTGGCTACTTATTCCCTAATGGAAATACAAACGAAATACTTTACATCATAGCACAGTTACCACATAATAGAGTTACTGACAGTCCATTAGTTCCGCACGTTCATTGTAGGCTTGCAGGTAGTGGACAACCTGTGTTCAAGATTGATTATAAGATTTACAACCCTGATGGCGAAGCAATACCAGCGACTTTCACGACTTACACAATGAATGTTAATACTGCAACGTGGTCGAGTGGCACAATATCAAATATGGTATATGGTGAAAGTCCAATTAGTGGTGTAGGCTATGGCGACAGTGCAATTATGATTATGAAATTATATAGAGATGATACGGCTTATGTAGGCGACATTTTAGTTGATGAATTTGATATTCATTACTATGTAGCAAGATAGGGGGGAAACATTATGACAAAAATTGAAGAAAGTATTTTAGTAAAGTCATTAGCACAGTCAGTTAAAAATGGCAAGATTACCATTGAGCAAGTGCCGACACCTTATCGTGAGGCTGTTCAAGAAAAGTTAGATGAAGAAAATTCTTAATGTAACGTGGGGGTGGGTGAAACCATATCTCACCCCTAAAATGTTACCTATCGTTCTTGTTATTTGGTGTATTACTAACGGCATTTGGTATGCGATTGCTTTTATTGATTTTGTGCCGAGTTGGTTATCTACTTTTGCAAAGGCTTATTTAATATTTTTATGGTCGCCTTTTGCGTTAGAAAAACCGCTTATTATATTGCCGTTGTCCGTAATTATATATAGATTGATTTATAAAGAAGATTTTAAGGAGGTAAGAAAGTGAAAGTTGGAATCAAAGGCAAAGGTGCCGAGATCAAGTGGGTAGACATTCAGGAACTACCAGTGACAAAAGAGTTGGTTAAATTCAAAAAAGAAACGAACGAGACCATCTCTAAATTAGAGAGTGAACTTAGAGAGACTAAGGAAGAATTAAAGAAGGCTAAGTTGGAAAATGTAGAAGTTGTTAGGAGGTTGATTTCACGATGAAGTTAAAAGGTAAATTATTTAATATCGGTGTGTACACACTGTTAGGCTACTCAATATTATCGTTTGTGTATTTATCGCTACCAGTCGAGTATCAAGATATATTAGACCTTAATTGGCTCACAGCATTAGTCAGTGGCTCATCAACGTTCTTGTTGGGCTCAGGCGCAGTAGCAGTTAGGGCGTTCTTGACTAAGGCTAAGAATGAGCAATTAGATATGAATAAGACTGCTATGGACAAGTGGTTAGCGATGGTTGGACATTATCAAGCGTTGCAAGAAGAACTTGCTAAAGTCAAGACACAAAACGATGAGTTAATTAAGTTATTAAAAATTGATCTTGGTAGTAAATTATCCAATCCGTTAATCGAGCAAACTATCAAAGAGCAGATAGAGGGTGCTTTATATGGCAGCCAAGAAGAATAAGCAAAAGTTGATATATAAGATAATAACCATATTCACTTTAGCAGTGCCGTTGCCGTTGTATTTGTTCTTGTCAGCAACACTATTCAATATCAACCCTGATTACACCATAAAACACGCGGATAGCGAGGACTTAATCATAACTGACACTTATATATACACTGACAAGGAAAGTGCTGTTATCGAGGGTGTTTTCGCCTATGAGGATGGGCGTACAGTGTTCTATTACGATGAGGAGACTATTATCCAGACCGATGATGGCTACTGGGGCGTTGAGGATGGAGAGTTGAAAGACATTAAGGCGTTAGAGTTGCAACGCTCGACAGGGTATAAGTTGCCTATGGCGTTCCTTATTAATGCAGTTGGCGTGTTCATTGTGTTGATGGTTGTGCAAGGTAAGATGCAGTGGTACAAGAAATACCCACGCATATCGACACTGCTTGCATTAGTGACTGGTACGTTAGTGCTATTAGTCATTGATACAATAGTGAGTAATTTATTTATGGTGTTCTTAATCGCAACTATCAGTTGGGCTATATATTGTCTAGAGTACTTTGTGAACGAGAACTTTATTACTGATGATGAGGCTGACAAGGTCGAGAGCGACTTGATGCGAAGTCTTAAAGATGCGTTGGGTGGTGACAAGTAATGCCTAAGTTCATGGACAAAGTGTACAAGAATTATGTATGGATAATTATAGTGTTGTCCTTGATTGGTTACTTCGCTTATAGGGTCATGTCGTTCGATGGTACGCTTGAGTCGACTGTCAAAGACCACAACACATGGATACAAATATTATTCGTGATATGGCTTAATGTGAACATGGTCAGTGGTGCATATGATTCAGGCACGAGCAACGGACTTAACAGCGAAGAGTTCGAGTTGGCTGACAAGTTGAATAATAAATTGATAACGAATGTTAATAATGAGATGAAAGACTTTAGAGCATATGTTAAGGCTTTGAACGTTCACGAGTTAGTGACAGTGCAAGAAGACTACTTGTTCAGCGTAGGCGACAAAACAGTCGATGAGTTGACTGAAGAAGAGCGCAAAGAGTATGACGGCTTGAAGCCTATTAGACACAATATATATGGGTTTAACTTACCTTTATATTACGAGGTTACGAAGAACGGTAACGTAGACTACCAAGCCTCAATGAAAAAGAACGAGGGTAAGTTGAAGAAACAAATAAGAAAAGCGTTCACTGGCGTGTTGTTTGGTTCAATGACAGTCAACATGATGTTCGTGTTAGACAATGTCGGAACAGCGTTCGTGAGTTTGCTTATTATATCCGTAGGGTTGATAATAACGTTCTTGATGACTTACTTCCCACAAATCTTTAAGTTTAAGTATGAGATACCAAAGAAGGTTGTGTTAAAGAACATATTATATGATAGTTACGTTGACTACAAGCAAGGCAACCATAAGTTGAAGAAGACTAAGGAGGCAGATGATGAAGAAGATAATGTTAATGTTGTTGCTGACACTGACACTGTTAGCGATGATCAGTTGCAACAAGCCGAAGGTGTATGATGAGGGCAGATACAACGTTATTGACAAAGACACTGGCGAGGTTATTGTTGTTGCTTGGACTAACTTCGGTACCATAAGAGAGTACGGCGACTTAATTTGCATTGTCGAGGACGGGCGCGACTATATGATGTGCTACGACAACGCAACTTTAGAGCGTATAGATAGATAGAAAATAAAAGGCATCGGCTTCGGCTGATGCTTTTTTTTATGCAAAAAAAATGATAGATGCCCAAGTTTAGCCAAGAATACAGGGTTTACATAGTTTAGGGCGTTTTTTACTAACTTTTATACATTTTTTTCTCATATAGGACTTTATGTATTTTCACTCTAAACTATGCAAACTATGTAAAAAACTATGTAATATAAAAGAAAAATAAAAAAAAATATAAAAAAAGTCTATACGTTTGCTATAACCTATGGTACAATAGACTTGCGCTAGTAAAGAGGAGGTGCGTGAATGAGGATTGATTTAGAGAAGGATATTGTGCTCGTGAACGATGGAACGCAACTTAGTATAAGAAAGTGTGGGTACAAAGATGAAGAGAAGTATGTTGTGTTAGGATATTATGGAGATTTAGAGCAGGCGTTGCAAGGGTATCTTAGACACAAGATGGTTACAAGTGAGGCGACAAGCATTAAGCGCCTTATGAACGAGATTAGAGCGTTAAAGAATCATGTTACTAGACTCTTTGAAAGGGAGGTAAGAGAGTGAATAAATTAAGTACATTCGTGAAAGACAAAAGACAAGACTTGGCTATGACTCAAGATGACTACGCTAAGTTGCTTGATGTATCAACGCCAACGTTGATTAAGATTGAACAAGGGCAAAAAGTCGGCTTAGCGACTGTTAGACTACTTGCAGACTATTATAAGTTAGAGCCACGCCATATAAGGAGGATGATGTTAATTGGCAACGAAAACGAAGAAGAATAGCCGTTACTCTGCACATCAACGCTACTATGTCGATGGTAAGCGTGTGCCAGGGACAACCACCATATTAGGTGTTATCAACAAACCAGCCTTAATGTATTGGGCGTGGGACTTAGGGATGCAAGGCATCGACTATCGCAAGTATACTGATGAGATGGCTAGCATTGGCACATTAGTGCATAAGCGCATTGAAGACCATATTAAAGGTATTGAGACCGACTTCGCTGACTACACACCGACACAGGTTAAGATTAGTGATGTAGGCTTCAATAAGTTCCTTGAATGGGAGCAAGAAAACAACCCACAATACCTAAGAAGTGAGTTGATGCTATCAAGTGCTAAGTATAGATACGGTGGCACAGTCGACCTATATGCGAGAATAGGCGAAAAATACGTGCTGATAGACTTTAAAACGAGCAAGGCTATATACGATGACCAGTTCTGCCAAGTCTCAGCATACGCGCAATTATTGCGTGAGAACGGTATGTTGTGCGATGAGGTGTTGATACTAAGAATAGGTAGAGATGAGTCGGAGGGCTTTGAGGTTAGAAAAGTCAATCAAGAAGAGTTATACTTTGAAGTGTTTAAGAACGCTTTAAACATATATAACACAAAGAAGAAGTTAGGTTGGAGGTAAGGATGTTTGGCAAGAAGACAAAAGAACAATTAAAGATATGGCAAGCGGAAGCGATGAGATTACGCTCTCTCAACGCCATGTATCAAGGCAAGATTCAGACTCTAGAGCGACATATTAAGCAACTAGAGGCTATGAATGATAAGTTAGTCAATGATAAGGAGGAAAACAATGGCTAAAGCAATTTTAATTATGGGCAAGAGTGGGACTGGTAAGTCTTACTCGTTGAGGAACTTCGCTGATGGCGAGGCAGGAATAATTAACGTGTTAGGTAAAGAGTTGCCGTTCAGGAACGCACCTAAGACATATGACAGTGACAATTATGAGAATATCAAGTCAGCATTAACAAAGAGTAAAGCATCAACGCTAGTCGTAGATGATGCAGGGTATCTAATCACGAACGAGTTCATGCGTAGATCGAACGAGAAAGGTTATCAAAAGTTCACAGACCTAGCAAACAACTTTTTCAACTTGATTATGTTCATTAAGCGTGACCTAAGCGATGACAAGGTGGTCTACTTAGTGATGCACGAGGATGAGAAAGAGGCAGGAGAGGTTAGACCGAAGACTATTGGTAAATTGTTAGATGAAAAGATTAGCATTGAGGGTATGTTCACTATTGTGTTAAGAAGTCACAAGACACAAGATGGTTACTTCTTCAGAACACAAAGTGATGGATATGATGTGGCTAAAAGCCCAGCAGATATGTTCGATGCAGAAGAGATAGATAATGATTTGAAGCAAGTTAATGATATTATTAGAGAATATTATGGCATTAAGGAGGCCGAGTAGATGAAAGCTGTTAAGCAGATTGATGAAGAGTTAAAAGCGTTAGAAGATGAAAGAATACAGTTATACATAGATAAAGAAAAGAAGAACAATCAGTTATCTAAAAAGCAAAAACACTTAAATCAACAAAAGCAACGTGCATTAGAACGCTTTGAAAATAAGATAAAGAAAATGTTTGGTGTTGTTAAGGTAACGGTTAAACATAATCAACATTTAATAAGAATTGAAGATAATAAAGGAACTATGTTATTTGACTATGATTGCGAAGATATTTGCTATGAACGTATTGGCGTTGAAAATGGTATGAAGATTAAAGAAATGTATGAAGAAGTCTATGGGTATCCACAAGAAGAAGAAATTGAAACAATTACAGTATCTAATTATAGGACTATATTTGGAGGAAATGAATAATGAAAAAAATAGAAAATTGGAACGAATTAGAACGCACGGAAGAAGTAAGTAACTTTAGCGAGTTAGAGCCAACACAATATATCGTGAAGATATTAGAGACGACTGATGAGCCGAATAAAGAAAAGTTAGTTATCAAGTATGATATTTGTGGTATGAAGCACCTTAAAGAGATTATGACTGCTTGTCCTGAGGTTGACAAGTCAATTATCCAAACCAAGTTGCAAGAACAAGATAAAAAAGATATGTATGGATTCTTTTACAAACAAATGGAACAGTTCGGCGATTGGCCGTGGCGTGGTAAGTTGCACAAGTCATATAAAGAGACAGCGCAACGCTTCTTCACAGCCTTTATCACTGCTGTTGAGAAGTCAAACAAAGGCTTCAAGTTCGCGCCAGCGTTTGATGAGACTAAACTAGCAGGTAAGTTCTTTGTTGCTAACTTTGGCTTAGAAGAATACCAAGCCGATGATGGCGAGATTAAAGAGTCAATCAAATGTAGAGAAGAGCGTTCACTTGTAGCGTTCAGTCAAGGTAAAGTTAAGGACTTAAAAATTAAGAAGTTGAAAGTTGCTACCACTAGCAACAATCAATCTATCGACACAGGAAACTTCACTGACATAGAGGACGACCTACCATTTTAATTAGGAGGCTAAACAATGTTTGACAACATACCTGAAGAGTTAAAGTTACATGGGGTATGGTGTGGTTGGAAGTTGAGCGACAGGGGCAAAGTACCTTATGACCTTGTCACTGGTCGCTTGGCTAAGTCTAATGATAAGTCAACGTTTCATTCTTGGAAAGTAGCACTAGAGAATGTGTCTAAGTATTATAATTATAACAAGGATGGCCAGTTGACTGGCGGACTTGGCTTAGGCATATTCAACGGCTACTCAGCCATAGACATTGACCATTGCATTGATGAAGATGGTCACTTGAGCGAGATGGCGATGGATGTCATTGATTATTGTTCAACCTATACGGAGGTGTCACCGAGTGGCACTGGCATTAGGTTGATTTTTAAAACCAACACACCACTTAATAAAATGTACTATTACATAAACAACCAAAACATAGGGTTAGAGATATATCTTTCAGACCAAACACACAAGTTCGTAACGATCACAGGAGATGTCAAGTTCAGTGCGAACATCGCTGACATAGACATATCATACATATTAGATAAGTATATGCAAAAAAAAGGCGTTGGCGTACAGCACGATGTAGATGTGGACACAGGCGAGGTCATAACAACTGACTTCGAGGCTGATAAATACTTTAATGACATTAAGTTCAAAGAGTTATGGAACGGCACAGCGCCAGGTAGTGGCGCGAATGAGAACGAGTTAGACCTAGCCCTATGTAATAAGTTGGCTTATTATTTAAAAGGCAACTACCACGCTATAAACGAGGCATTTATGGCTAGTCCATATTATGCGACCAAAGATACTAAGCATATGAAGAAGTGGGAGCAACGTGATGACTACCGAGAGATGACCATTAAAAAGGCTATCAAGAGCATTAAGGTATACAAGAGCGATGACTACTCACTCACTGACACTGGCAACGCTAGGCGCTTTATTGAGCGCTATGGTGACATCGTGCGCTATAATGTCGACAACGAGAGTTGGATGTATTGGAACGGCGAGTACTGGCAGACTGATGTGTATCATAATATCAAGAACTTCGCTGAGGTTGTCGTTGAAGAGATGCGTTATAAGTTGAAGTCAGTCGATGATGAGAACGTGCGCAAGGCTATTATTAAGAACATCAAACGCACCTTGCAATCGAACGGCAAAGCATCTATGCTTAAAGAGAGCCAGCATATAGAGGGCGTACCAGCGACTAACAACGACTTTGACAAAGATGCACTGTTGTTCAACACAGCAAGTGGTGTTGTGGACTTAAAGAGTGGCGACATCAAACCACACGATAAGACACTTATGTTGAGCCAGTATACGCCTTATGAGGTCGACTTAAAGAACGAGCCAAGCAAATGGCTATCGTTCCTTAATGACATCTTCGAGGGCGATAAGTCAATCATCAACTATATCCAACGAGTGCTAGGTTATGCTATGACAGGCCTCACTCAAGAGCAGTGTATGTTCTTTTTGTTCGGAGATGGGTCGAATGGTAAGAGTCTACTCTTAGATGTAGTCAACGAGGCGCTAGGGTCATATGGTAAGACCAGCAACGCTGACATCTTATTAGAGAAGTACAACAAAGGGTCAGGGAACTTAGGCGATGTTGCGAGACTTAAAGGCACACGTTTTGTTATGACTGATGAGGCTAAGCATAATGACAAGTTGAACGAGTCAGCCATCAAGACATACACCAGTGGTATTGGTAACATTGTGGCAAGATTCTTATATGGTAACGAGTTCGAGTTCACGCCTATTATGAAGATATTTATGAGTAGTAATTACAAGCCACGCATCACTGGAACGGATCACGGTATATGGAGACGTATTAAAGTAATACCTTTCAATAAGGTCATCCCTGATGAGAAACAAGACAAGCAACTTAAGACTAAGTTACTTAAAGAGATGCCACAAATACTAGGTTGGATGATTAAGGGCGCTATATTATACTTAAAAGATGGTTTGAAAGAGCTTGAGGCGTTGAAAGAAGCGCACAAGGACTATCGCAGTGAGATGGACATCGTGCAACGTTGGCTTAATGAGGTTTGTATTGAGATAGACGGCGACTCGACATCATCTGCTGAGTTGTTCGAGAACTTCTCTAACTACGCCAAGGCTAACAAAGAGTACCAACTAAGCCACACTATGTTCGGTCGCAATATGTCACGTAAATATAGGAAGATTAGAGTCAGTGGCAAGATGCACTATAAAGGCATCGTGATTAAGCCAGATAACGACTATAACAGATTGAGTAAGGAAGAGTATGATGAGATATGATAGTTCATATAGAATGGCTTAAAAACGTAAAAAATAGATGTGTTTTAAAGATGGAAGGGTATGATGATTTATATTCTAGTTCATATATGGTTTTATCAAAAGAAGCTGAAAAAAGAATATTAGGTAAAATTGTCATACCTAAACTATCTAAAGAAGAAACATATTTGCCAAGTTGGTTATATACTCATAAATGTAAATATGAAATTATGGATACTGGAAAATATAAAGGCAATTATGTTGTAAGGTCTTTAAATGATAGAAGTAAATTATGGCATTTAAGCCCTACTGATTTGATTATCACTGATGAGCCACAATATAAACAACTTAACTTATTTAAGGGGACTGATTAAATGCAACTAAGACCATATCAACTTGATCTAGTCAACGCTACACGCTTATCGTTCCACAATCACTCTAAACCACTTGTAGTCTTACCCTGTGGCGCTGGAAAGACAGTCTGCTTTGCTGACATGGCACATAAGCATATAGCCAAGCACGATGGATATGTGTGGTTCCTAGTCCATAGGCGTGAGTTGATTGACCAAACACGCACTACGTTTAAAGAGTTCGGAATCTCAACCGACAATGTCTTTATAGGTATGGTGCAGACCATCACAAGACACCCTGAGCGATACAAGAAGCCAACTTTAATCATTTTCGACGAGGCACATCATGCTAAGGCTAAGTCGTGGTACAATATCATTGACTACTTTGAGGATGTGCCTATGGTCGGCTTGACTGCAACGCCTATTAGGCGAGATGGTAAGGCGCTAGGTGACATCTTTGATGACTTAGTTGTTGGTGAATCAGCCGAGAGCCTTATTAAAGATGGCTGGCTGAGTGAGTACGACTACTATGCACCTAAGACCGAGCAACTAGAGTATAAAATGCGTGGCATGGATTTCGACATGGATGATGTCACAGCACAGTTAATGAAGTCTAAGATATATGGCAAGGTTGAGAATTACATAGACCCAAACAAGAAGACCATCATCTACTGTCCTAGCGTTGCGTTTAGCAAGGCTCTATGTGATAGGACAGGGGCTGTCCACTTTGATGGTAACACACCAAAGAAAGAGCGTGATAGGATAGTGGCAACCTTCCGTAAGGGTGATATAAGAGTGCTAAGTAATGTCGACCTCATAGGTGAAGGCTTCGACGTCCCAGACTGTGACACAGTCATACTGCTACGACCTACTATGTCACTATCTTTATATATACAGCAGTCCATGCGCTGTCTCAGACCTAGACCAGGCAAGCGAGCCACAATATACGACCTAGTCGGCAACTGTTACCGCCACGGACTACCAACAGAGTCTAGAGAATGGGCACTTAAAGGGCGTATGAGGACATCTAATGCCTCAGGGGAACCTGACATACTGGTTAGGCGTTGCGATGCTTGTATGCTTGTATATTCGGGCACACACAGGCAATGTCCATATTGTGGACACGATAACGGTAAGACCAAGCGAGAGATAGAACAAGAGCGGACTGCTGAGTTGGAGAGAGTCGAGAAGTTAGAACGTAAACGCAAACGCCAAGAGCAAGGCAGAGCCCAGACCTTGAGCGAGTTAGTGGCTATTGGTAAGGCGAGGGGGTATAAGGCGCCTTATTATTGGGCTAAGCGAGTGCTGGCGAGTAGGAAAAAACATAAAAAAGATGTATGACAAGTGAGTTGTGCATCTTTTTTTTAATTATTTATAAATAAATGCTTGACAAGTAAATATTTATATGTTAATATATGGGTGTAATTAAGAAAGAGGAGGAGTTAAATTATGAAAAAATTAACACAAACACAACAAAATATATTAGATGGTATTAAGGAAAAAATAAAAAAAGCCAAAGCACATGAAACTTATGAAAGTTATGTGTTAGCAAATTATGATAACAAATCACAATGGCAAATCGAAATGGAATTAAAAGAACAATCTTATAAAGAATATTGGTTACAAAATTTAGATAACATAGCATTAACAAGTTGTAGTTCATCAAGCCTTAGAGCATTAGAAAATAAAGGTTATATTAAAATTATTAAAGATGGTGGACGTTTTATTGATACAGTAAAATTATTAGAAGAAAAGTAAAAAAGAGTTAAATATTTCGAAACGCCCACTGGGCGTCTGCATCCTTCGGTAAGATGCACTGATGAGATAGCCGAACTCCTTTCTAATATAGAGTCGCCATCTAAGATGGTGGCTCGAGAGAGAGGGATAATCTAGGAGGTAAGATTATGCTAGTTTTATTAACAGACCAAGGTTTAGCAATGCACCAAGTCAAAGGTGGCTACGTGATAGATGGCACGTTCTACAAGAACTACGATCTAGCGTGCGATACGTTCTACACAATGATGCAA